CGATGGACCACAGGATAAAGCTGATAGAGTATTAGAAGATTTACAAAATTATACTCGTCGTTTAATTTCTGAAGACCCGCATCTTGGCGCTTTGATTGAAAAAGCTGTTCATGATATTAACGTGGATAAGCAAAAAGCGGAAGAGGAAGAGGATGTTCCAGAAGATGAAGTTTGGGAGAATGATGAAGAATTTGAGGAAAAAATCTTCTCAAAGGATTCTATGGAGTTTATTACTGAAGAAGATTATAACGAATTCTCCGACTTTGAAGATGAACAAGCTGCGGCGGATGACTCATATCTAAAGAATCTTTTAGATACTGGGGAGGTGTTTTAATGGCTTTACAAGACTTGTTAGACCTGTCGACTAAACGAAAGAAGATAGGCATCTCTCAAGAGCGTGTTGAGGCCATTAAACCAGTTATTCGCCAGTATATTGCGTTCTGGAGAGAATATCCCGACCTATTTGTGGATTTTATGCTCGAACAAGGCAATCCGCAAAATTTCCATTTTTATTTCTATCAAAGAATATTTTTAAGAGTAGCCATGCGCTATAAATATGTGTATGGCGTTTTTCCCCGAGCCTATTCTAAATCATTTTTATCAATTATGATTTTAATGTGCCGTTGTATCTTATACCCAAGGAGCAAACTGTTTATTACTTCTGGTGGTAAAGAGCAGGCTGCTGGTATTGCGCGTGATAAAGTAAATGAAATTTGTTCGTTAATTCCGGCATTTGAAAATGAATTAGATAGACGGCCTGGGCGCACCCGTGAATCAAAAGATACGGTTATTTATATGTTTAAGGGTGGCTCCATGCTGACAAACGTAGCCGCGAGTGAGCGTTCTCGTGGTAAACGTTTCCATGGAGGGCTGATTGAGGAGTGCGTTGGTGTTGATGGTGATATTTTATCTACTGTTATTTTACCAACGATGAACGTATCGCGTTTGGCGATGGACGGAACTCGTCATGACGATGAAACATTAAATAAATCGCAAATTTTCGTAACTACGGCCGGATGAAAAGGCACATTTAGTTACGATAAATTAATTCAGTTCTTGGTTTGGATGGTTACAGAGCCAGATAAGGCTTTTGTAATGGGTGGTACTTGACGTATTCCAGTATTGACTGGTTTACAAAGTAAAAACTTTATTCAAGACCTCAAAAACGACGGCTCTTTCAATGACGCAGCCTTTTCTAGAGAATATGAATCAGAATGGTCTGGCTCTAGTGAAGATGCGTTTTTCCGTGCTGAAGCTTTTGACCGTAACCGAGAACTCCAAAAGCCAGAATATGAATATTCTAAACGAAGTAATTCGCAAAGTTATTATATTATTGGCGTCGACGTTGGTCGTAAAGACTGCGACTCTGTCGCAATAGTTTTTAAAGTTAATCCTCAGACTATGGGAGACTCAATTGCGTCGATAGTTAATATCTATACTTTCTCCGATGAGCATTTTAAATATCAAGCGATTAAATTAAAACAGTTATATTATAAATATAAAGCCAAAAGGCTAATTATAGATGGTAACGGACTTGGTATTGGCCTCATTGATGAGATGGTTATGTCGCAAGAGGACCCTATAACGGGGGATATATATCCGGATTTTGGTATTTATAATGATAATGATGGTTCTTACCATAAATATAAAACAAAAAAGACGGAGCAAGAGGCTGTGTATATTATAAAAGCGAATGCGCCAATCAACAGTGACGCACATAGCAATGTACAAGCAAGATTAAATGCAGGAAAAATTAAGTTTTTAATTGATGAAAAAGAAGCAAAAAATAAATTATTAGGAACAAAGGTGGGCCAGAATATGACGCCAGAAGAAAGGGCTGAGTATTTGCGCCCGTTTACATTAACTTCAATTTTAAAAGAAGAAATGTTGAACCTTAGGGAAGAAAACGAAGGCTTAAATATTAATTTAAAACAGGCAAATAAAAAAATACGAAAAGATAAATTTTCTGCATTAGAGTATGGTTTATATTATATTAAACACGAAGAAGAAAATAGAAAACGTAAGCGCTTTAATGTTAAAGATTGGATGTTTATGAATTAGGGGGATACCATGAGAGCTAGTAGAGGAGAAATTTTAATAGAAGAAATTTTACGCGAGGCGAACCTGGTCTTCAAACAAGAGTATGCGTTTGATGGATTAAACTCCAGCAATGGAAGGCCGCTACGTTTTGACTTTGCCGTATTTGATGATGATGGCCGGATTGATTTTTTAATTGAGTATCAAGGTCGTCAGCATTATGAGGCAAGCTCAAAATTTGGCGGGAAGAAAGCCTTGTATCAACAACAATTTAATGATAATAAAAAAAGAAGATTTTGCGCATTACACGGTATTACACTGGTGGAAATTCCCTATTGAGATGATAATTTAATTTCTTATGATTATATCATCCAAAAGGCTTATGGAAATAATTAAGAGGAGGCTAATTAATGGACGAAGAAAAAACAATACAAGAAGCCATCCATGAAAAAGGATTTGACTTGATTAATGGCGCCCTCCCAACAGATTATAATAAAGTAAAAGTAGGTGTAAAGACAGTAGAAGATGCTACTTTACAACTGGGCAGCTTAGTTCGTTTTGTTGATGCGTTTGAGCGCAGATATGCCGATAAGCGTTTTATTTGAACAGCCCTTGCCAGAAAAGATATTCCCACTTTAAGAAAAATTTCCCGCTATTTTTATCGAGTAAACGGAATTTATCAAAAAGTGTGCGATTATTATGCTAACATGTATCGTTGGGATTGGTACATTGTACCAGAGGTTTATGACCAGAAAGTTAAGGAAGAAAAATTACTGGAACAATTTAATAAAACATTGAATTATTTAGATAATTCGTATGTTAAAAATTTATGTAATAAGATTTCCCGCGATGTTATTTTAGATGGCTGTTATTATGGATATGTGTTTGAAGGCAAAAATGGGTTTTTAGTGCAAAAATTGCCCATTGATTATTGCCGTGTAAGGTATTATGTGGGTAATTTACCTGCTGTAGAATTCAATATGCAATGGTTTGATGCAGAATTCCCAGACCCTGTCTATCGTATGAAAATTTTAAAAATGTTCCCGACTGAATTTGCAAAGGGGTATATGTTATATAAAGAAGGCAAATTACCAAGAGAAGACCAGTGGGGAGTACAACATGGTAGTTGGTATTTATTAGAACCCGGCTCGGTTATTAAATTTTCATTGCATGATATGGGCGGCGATGATGATTTGCCATTATTTATAAATGCTATTCCAAATATTTTAGATTTAGATAATGCGCAAGATTTAGACCGTCAAAAACAACTCCAGCAGTTAATGAAAATTTTAGTTCAGAAACTGCCCAGAGATAAAAATGGAGATTTAATTTTTGACGTTGATGAAGCTGCCGATATTCATAATAATGCTGTTATGATGTTAAGTCGTGCTATTGGTGTTGATGTTTTGACTACATTTGCCGATGTAGAGTCAATTGACATCAGCGATACCAATGCAAGCGAGGCGAACGACCAATTAGAAAGAGTTGAAAGAACCGTATATAACGCTTTGGGTGTTTCAAAGAATTTATTTAATACGGATGGAAACCTTGCATTAGAAAAATCAGTTTTATCTGATGAGGGTTCGATGCGTCACTTATTATTACAATTCAGAATTTTCTTTGATAAACTTACACAAAATTATCTGGAACCGAAATACACCAAGAAATTTAATTTTAGATTATATATGCTTGAAACCACACAATATAATTATAAAGAATTATCAAAGATGTACAAAGAGCAAGTACAAATTGGATACTCAAAGATGTTGCCGCAGATTGCTCTTGGTCATTCCCAGAGTGATATTGTGAATACTGCGTTCTTTGAAAACAACATGCTTCATTTGAGCGAAATCATGATTCCACCTCTTATGTCATCGACTATGTCCAGCACAGATGTTTTGGGCAACAAATCCCAATCTTCTACAGGCAAAAATGAAAGTAATGTAGAAGGGAACTCTGTTGGCCGTCCTGAAAAAGAGGAATCAGAAAAAAGTGATAAAACATTAGCCAATGAAGAGTCAAAGAATTAGGAGGGCGATTTATGCATACAAGTATTAAATTAAACACTCCTTGTGAATTAATAAATTTACAGCCTATCAATCCTCTTATTAGCAAATGTCAAATTAAGGTTTGCTATGTTGGAGAGGAACCTAATAGAAATGGTAGTATTATAACAAAAGAAGTTGCCAAAGATATGGCGAACAGTTTACCTGGTTCGCCTATCGTTGGTTTCTTTAACAAAGATACTGGCGACTTTGAAGAGCATAATAGAATCATTGATATTTCCAACGGTAGATTTGAGGTAATTGATACAACAAAACCGTACGGGTTTGTAGATTTAAGTGCTAAAGCCTGGTTCCAAAAATTTTTGGATGATGGTGTGGAGCACGAGTATTTAATGACAGAGGGGTATCTCTGGACCGGACAGTATCCAGAGGCACAGAGAATCCTCGAAAGAGGAAACAATCAATCGATGGAATTAGATGCAAATTCTTTAAGCGGAACTTGGACAGAAGATGATAATAATTTTTATGAATTTTTCATTATCAATGAAGCTATTATCTCTAAATTGTGCATTTTAGGCGAAGACGTTGAACCTTGTTTTGAAGGTGCTCAAATTACTAATGTTCAGTTTTCATTCGATGAAGATTTTAAGAATAAATTATTTGCACTAATTGAACAGGTAAATAGAATTAATAATGAAGGAGGAAAATCTGTGGAAGAAAATAAAGATTT